ACAACAAGGGAAGACCCATAAATATACAGACTTTGCGGTGGAGGCGTTTATGAAAGTTGATTTAACCATTGATCGTACTAAAGAACTTCCGGAGGGTGCAGTCCCGGCACTTGAGAGAGAATTATTAAAACGGCTCCAGAGTCAGTTCGAAGAGTGCTGTCTGATTGTGCGTCGCGCAGGTTCCGATGGGTTAAGTGTTTACGGTGGCGAAAAAGAAGATAAAAAGAAGGTTGAGGAAATCCTCCAGCAGACCTGGGAAAGTGCAGACGACTGGTTTTATTGAAACAGCATGCAGAAATTTTCCAGTTTGGAGGGGAGATTGGTGGAACAAAAAGAAGAATTACCAAACAAGGGCTATGCGGTTATCAGATGCAACGATGGGGTTATCGTTGCGCGACTGCACTCATTTCCTGATAGTGGTCGCGCGCTCATGTACAGACGTGGGGATGAAGTATCATTTATGCCGTTAAAGGATGATGAGATAGTAGGAACACCGACACTATTTACGCAGATGCTTGAACGGGCTGGTTATCGTGTTTCCAAGAATTCTGTTACACTCCCGTCATAGGCCTGAACACCCTATACCTGCTGCGCCACTGGAGAGATACCATGGCGCAAACACCAAACCAGAATAAATCCTTACTGACCCCTCAAAGGGCCAGCAATTTTCTTTTGATGTCACTCCTGCAGGAGGCGGCATGAAGAAAAGCTGGTTCACTCACACCGGACTGACAACCGAAGAAGCCAATGAGCTGGTGGTGCGCTATAAGTCTAAAGGCGTTCCCGTTGAGAAAAGCCTCGATATTGACCCTCGTCTTTGGATAGTCAGCGCATTATTACCGCAGCAAAAATCCGCACCTAAGACGCAGCAAAGTATGCGTTCACGGACATGGGGGTGATTGTGACAGTCTACAACATCCTCCCTATGGGAAAGCCGCGCATGACGCGTGCAGACAAGTGGAAGAAGCGCCCGGAAGTTATGCGTTATCGGGCTTTCTGCGACCATGTCAGGCTCCTGGGTGTCACTATGCCCGAATCTAATTCACACATTACCTTCATCATTCCAATGCCAAAAAGCTGGAGTAAGAAGAAGCGCCAGCAGTTTGATGGTAAGCCACACAAGAGTAAACCTGACTTCGATAACCTGGTTAAAGCACTTTCCGATGCAATTTATGAAGATGATGCTCATATCTGGGATGCGCGGATTACAAAGCTCTGGGGGGAAACGGGTCAGATCATAATCAAGGAGATCGCCTGATGCGCGCGCTGCTTCAACCAGTTCTTGCACGGGAACTGGGTGTCGTACTGTTGAAGCCGGGCAGAGATCTGATGGAGCTGTTCACCACAGGAAGAGTGCTGATCGAGCGTCAGCCAGAAAGTATGGCCGGTTATCAGACTGGTCGTGTTTCGGATGCGCGGCAGCCACTAGCTGATAATAAGCAGCTACGAAGCTTCTTTTTGAATGAAAAGGTTCTGACTGCCGCTGGAGGTAAAAGCGGGCTTGATTACTGGTTGCTGAAATACGGTGGCGGGAATTGCCAGTACGCTCATAGCGATTACCACTATCACGAACTAACCATCATGCGCCATGAGCCGGGTTCCATTTTACTGTGTGGTTATTGCGATAATCAGCTGCGGGAACAACATACTGAGGCGCTGGCAGAGCTGGCACACATAAACGTAATTGCCTTTGTTCTGGATTCTGTCCGCATTTATCTTTGCCTGGACAAAAGCCGTGAGATCTCACTTGCAGAGCTCTGCTGGTGGGCAGTTCGTAAGGGCGTTACGGACGCGCTTCCAGAATCATGCGTTCGTGAAGCGCTTCGCTTACCTCAAGAAAGCAAGATTGGTCGCGAAAGCGATATTACGCCTGCAGTTCCGGCCACCAGCATCCTTGGGGAATTAGTGTCAGCTGTTGAGCTGCCGGATACTCTGACAGAACCGCTGGTGGGTGTAGTGGTGGATCAAGCGCCGCCTCAGTCTTTCATGCGGCGCCCAAAGCGTCTGCGCTGGGAAAGTCGCGATTATCTGAATTGGGTGAAAACACAGCCCTGCGAATGCTGCCAGCAGCAATCAGACGACCCGCATCACTTAATCGGATGGGGCAGGGTGGCATGGCAACAAAAGCGCACGACATCTTCTCCATTCCACTTTGCCGAAAACATCATACCGAACTGCATCACGACCGCCTGGCATTCGAGCGCAAATATGGCTCGCAGCTGGAAATGATCATTAGAGTGCTGGACCGGGCCTACGCGCTCGGCGTTCTGGCGTAAGGAGCGAACAGGATGACACCACGTCAACGCCGTAATCATATCGAAGCGCTGGGTAAAGCAGCGACTGCGCCGCGTAAAAGCTGGCTGGGTAAAAGCATGCTCCTGACCGATATTCAGGCGGCCTGGATTAAGTCATTGCTTACAACATGGGGAGAAGGTGTACGCGGTGGAACTGCTCCACGTCTACCCCGTGCACATGCCTGCTGGGATGTCCTCAAGGGCGGGCGATGGTCCGACAAGGCATTGTCTCGCTTTACAGTTGCACTCGAGCAAGCTCGGGGTGAAGGATTCAGAGGACCGCAGGCGCTTAATCGTGCCCACGCTATCCTTTGGCCACAGCCAACCACAAGCATCATTGATGAAGCCATGCATGCTGATGACGTCGATTTTGTCGAGCAGTCAGTTCTGCAGGCGCTTGATGTAAATGATCCGGTTTATATCGTCGGCCTGCAGTACTACACCACACGCAGAAAAATCTCTGACATTACGCGGGAATTACAGTTGATCGCACCGTGGTTAACGGACTGGGAGGCGCGAAAACGTGTACGCTGGTGCCTCGAAATATTCAGGGCGAAGGTATTTCTGTCAGCGAGGAAGAGCCTGAAAGAAAACTCATGATCAAACGGTTGTTAGCAAAAAGTGCTATTTATTTGGAATGATGTTGAAAATGGGCCAGAAAATCAGATAATCCATTCATGCTTGGCAGAGCTGCGCCGCGATGGCAGCGAACTTAAGCGACAATTTAAAAATAACGAGAGCCCCGCCAGTCGGGGCTTTTGCTTTACGGCGATACGACAGGGGTATTCGCGAGGTGCATAGCATCAATACCCCTGTCATATCGTCGTGTTTCATTCATTTTTAAGTTTATCTAACGCCAGCCGGCCATAAAAATATCTACACTTCCATAAAACGTTGGGGGAGTGGATATGAAAGAGGGTTATTACTGGATTCAGCATAACGGCAAAACTCAGGTTGCCTACTACAGTGATGGCGTGACTGAAGACCTGGAAACAGGCCAGACATATTTTGGAGTCTGGCATCTCACCATTGGCGATGATATTTGCAATAACGGCGAGGCAGAAATTCTTGCCGGCCCGTTAGAATCTCCAATCTGAACACTTATTCTTTTCATTGAAGCTGCCAATAGGCGGCTTTTTTTATTCCCTAAAAACGCACCCGCGTACAGCGAGGTGAGAGCATGTATCGAATGGACAAAATAACTACTGGCATTTCCTACGGCGCCTCGGGAGGTAGTGCCATTTACTGGGTAAGAAGGCTTCTCGATGGCTACACACCTGAACAGTGGGCAGCGATAGGGGTGATCGGTAGTTTACTGTTCGGTTTGCTTACCTTTCTTACCAATCTCTATTTCCAAATCAAAGCGGATCGCCGCAAAGCTGCCCGGGGTGAATGATGTCGAATAAAGCAAAGCTCAGCGCAGCAGTGCTGGCGCTAATCGCATCAGGTGCGTCTGCTCCACTCATTTTCGACCAATTCATCAGTGAGAAAGAAGGCAATGCGCTGGTGGCCGTTGTTGATCCGGGTGGGGTCTGGTCTTTATGTCACGGCGTGACCGTTATCGATGGCAGGCGTGTTGTTAAAGGCATGACGGCCACTGAGGAACAATGCCGGAAGGTTAACGCTATTGAACGCGATAAGGCATTAGCCTGGGTTGATCGTAATATCAAAGTGCCTCTGACAGAGCCGCAGAAGGTAGGCATCGCATCTTTTTGCCCGTACAACATCGGGCCGGGTAAATGCTTCCCGTCCACGTTCTATAAGCGCATCAATTCTGGTGACCGGAAAGGGGCCTGTGAAGCTATCCGCTGGTGGATTAAAGACGGTGGCCGTGATTGCCGTCTAACCAAAGGCCAGAAGAATGGCTGCTATGGTCAGGTTGAGCGACGGGACCAGGAAAGCGCGCTGGCGTGCTGGGGGTTAGACCAATGAAAATTAATCCGGGTCTTATAGGCGTTGTTGTTATTGCTGTCCTTTCGGTCGCTCTCGTTAAGAGTTGCTCCGACGCAAGTAGCCTTCAGAGCGATAACGACGTTCTGCGAAGCGACAATTCTATGCAGGGGCAGGTGATCGCCACCCAGGCATTCAACTTCAATCGATTCAATCAGGTTGCCGAACATGCCATCAGGCTTAACTCCCTGATCGACACCAGCACTGAAGAAACAGTTATCGAATACCGGGAGATTCTCCGCCGTGAAAAAAACTGTGATCTGCCTGTTCCTGCTGACATTGCTGGTGGGCTGCTCGAATACGCGTACCGTTTACGTGCCAGCGCCATGCACACCGATACCGACAAACCTAACTCAGCCGATGATCGTGCCGTTACCACCAGCCCAATGACATATTGTCAGGCAGTGCTTTGGATAAAACCATTACTGTCACTTATCGAAAAGGGCAACAAGCGCTTTGCAGGGATTCGAGAGATAGAAAATGTTCGAGCCTCTCATTAACTAGGAAAAATAAATTTTATAAAGTCAGTCAAACTGTTCTATGTACTAGTTTATGAAAAAGACGTTCCGAAAAATGCTAGTAGATTTCATTTTTGAGATGATTTTTTATTCGGTATTCCGATGTTGTCGATTATTTTTATTATTGCCACAAGCGTGACTGATAGAGTTTCATAATCCAAATCAAGTATACAGTATTTTTCGTTTACTTTTTTTTGTAGGTGTGATAGTTACTTTCTCCTAAGCTTTTGAGTGAAAACTACTAAGGGGAATATTGTGGAAAGATGTGTTGTTGCTTCACCTGTTATGACGGAAGTTTTGCCCACTGGTGGATTCCAGACAGCGCGAGGGTTGAATGAAGAAGATTTGAATTATTACACTCTTTTTTGGGATAGATTAGTAATTCCAGGCTCAAGAGAAATATATTTTCAATTACCCCGAGAAGATATATTGATTGGTTTGGACTTTTTGTCTAGACCAGTAGTGTCTATCGGATTCAATAGCGATCAGTACCCGATAGAGTTCCCAAAACGTCAGGTTGAGATACTTAGTAAGTTAAGGAAGGATGAGCCTCAGCGTGACTGGAATTTACATCAGATAGGAGAGGAATTTATAGGGGGGAATGGGACAAGTGATAGAAATACGAACTTAAAACTTGAACTCTTTGATGCACTTCCTGTTCCCGGACCACATATCCATCCGGAGCAGATACTTGAGTTTAAGCATAAATATAAAGTTGATTATGATGCGTTCCATAATTATCTGGATGACTTATACCAAGATGTTGCTTATGCTCCCGATGAGCCGCTTTTTCAAAAAAAAAGCTTATGAACGCTTCCGTAATTCCTTGGAAGATATAAACAGAATTAGTGAAATTAATAAAGGTTGGTTCTTAAATCGCTACAATTTAAGTTTTGAAATGCCAGGTTCTGACGATATGGTTAATATTGTTTTAGGAGCGATTATTAGTGTTAGCGACACGGAAAATCCGTTGGTGACAGGTTTGGGGCTTCTGCAGGCTGCGAAGGGATTCATTAAAGTAAGTGATAAGCATGCTGAGATTTTACATAGTGATGATAAGGAAAGTAACCTACTTTATCTTGCTAGGGCTTATAAGAAAGGGATTTTAGATAGGGATTAAGTGTTTAACGTGTAAGTTTGTTGATAAGGTTTAGTGGGGTGACATATAAGTTGCGACGATATTTATTTTCTTGGCTATGTGTCAGTTGCTACACACAACAGTTTGGAACTAAGTGGAAGTGTTAATTACATAGGTTTATTTTAAAGCATGATGAACAGGTTAATTTCAATAGTTTGCTTTGGTAGATGCTATTGGGATTTTACGACCATATACAAGTTATTTGCTTGAGTGTGGGCCCATAATATATGCGGATGTATGCATTATTCGGGTCCTTTCCGGCTATCTGACATGTTACGGGGCGGCGACCTCGCAGGTTCTCGCTATTTATAAAAATTTTCAGGATTTTGCCGTTTCCGTTCTTCTTCTTTATAAGTCATTGTATTTTCTGGGTATAACCAACAAAAAGAAAGGAAGTGTTAAAGCCTGGTAATAGTCATTTTACCCGGCATGGTTTCCTTACCCTGTTTTTCGCCTGGAGTTCGTCATGGAGGTCAATAAAAAACGCCTTTCAGAGATTTTTGGTGTCAGCATCCGCACGATCCAGAACTGGCAGGATCAGGGAATGCCAGTTGTGCGAGGTGGCGGTAAAGGGAATGAAGTGCTTTATGACTCTGCCGCCGCAATTGAATGGTATTCCGCCAGGGACGCAGCGATAGAAAACGAAAAACTGCGCAAAGAGGTTGAACAGCTGAGAGTTGATTCAGAATCAGACCTCCAGCCTGGCACGATTGATTATGAGCGCCATCGGCTTACCCGAGCCCAGGCTGATGCTCAGGAACTAAAAAATGCAAAAGAGTCCGCTGAGGTGGTGGAGACCGCATTCTGCACGTTCGTGCTGTCGCGGATAGCCGGAGAAATTGCCAGTATCCTTGATGGAATACCTCTGTCGGTTCAGCGGCGCTTTCCGGAACTGGAAAATCGACATATTGATTTCCTCAAGAAGGACATCATAAAAGCCATGAACAAAGCAGCTGCGCTGGATGAAATGATACCGGGGTTGCTGAGTGAATATATCGAACAGTCAGGTTAAGGGGCTACAGCACTCCGCGCGCTCGGGGCTCCGTTCGCTGTACCGGCCAGAGCCGCAAACGGCGGTAGAGTGGGCAGACGAAAATTATTACCTCCCGAAAGAGTCTGCTTATCAGGAAGGGCGCTGGGAAACGCTGCCGTTTCAGCGTGCGATAATGAATGCGATGGGTAATGATTATATCCGTGAGGTTAATGTCGTTAAGTCTGCCCGTGTAGGCTATTCAAAAATGCTGCTCGGGGTGTATGCGTATTTCATCCAGCATAAACAACGTAACTCACTTATCTGGTTACCTACCGACGGTGATGCAGAGAACTTCATGAAGTCCCATGTCGAACCGACAATCAGGGATATCCCCACGCTATTGGCGCTGGCACCCTGGTACGGTAAAAAACACCGGGACAACACGTTGAGCATGAAACGTTTCTCGAATGGGCGCGGTTTCTGGTGCCTCGGTGGTAAAGCTGCAAAAAACTACCGTGAAAAATCGGTTGATGTGGCGGGTTATGACGAGCTGGCGGCATTTGACGAGGATATCGAGAAAGAGGGCTCTCCAACGTTTCTGGGTGATAAACGTATTGAAGGGTCGGTCTGGCCTAAATCCATACGAGGATCCACACCCAAAATTAAAGGAACGTGCCAGATTGAACGTGCCGCCAAAGAGTCGGAGCATTTCTTACGCTTCTATGTTCCCTGCCCACACTGTGGGGAAGAGCAGTACCTTAAATTCGGCGATAAAGAGACGCCATTCGGATTCAAGTGGACGCCGGGGGATCCTGCCAGCGTTATATACCTGTGTGAGCACAATGCCTGCGTAATTAAACAGCAGGAGCTCGATTTTTCGCAGGCGAGGTACATCTGTGATGAAACCGGGATCTGGACGCGCGACGGCCTTTGCTGGTTTTCATCATCGGGTACCGAAATTGATCCGCCTGACAGCGTTACCTTTCACGTCTGGACGGCCTATAGCCCCTTCACAACATGGGTGCAAATCGTCAAGGACTGGATCAAGACAAAAGGCGACACGGGGAAACGTAAGACGTTCGTCAACACAACGCTTGGTGAAACGTGGGAGCCTAAAATTGGTGAGCGTCCTGATGCTGAGGTGATGGCCGAACGTATTGAGCACTTCGGGGCCAGGGTGCCGGAGCGCGTGGCCTACCTTACTGCCGGTATTGACTCCCAGCTTGACCGTTACGAAATGCGTGTCTGGGGCTGGGGGCCTGGCGAGGAAAGCTGGCTTATCGACAAAATTATCATTATGGGTCGCCATGATGATGAATCCACGCTTCTCAGGCTGGACGAGGCGATCAACAAAACCTATCCGAGGCCTAACGGCGTTGAGATGCTTATTTCCCGCATCTGCTGGGATATCGGCGGCATAGACCCAACGATTGTTTATAACCGCTCGAAAAAGCATGGTCTGTTTCGTGTCATTCCTGTTAAAGGCGCATCTGTTTACGGCAAGCCCGTGGCGAATATGCCTCGCAAGCGTAACAAGAATGGCGTTTATCTCACTGAGGTAGGAACAGACACCGCGAAAGAGCAGATTTATAACCGTTTCACGCTGGTGGCAGAAGGCGACGAGCCGCTGGCGGGTGCGGTTCACTTCCCTAATAACCCTGAAATATATGATTTAGCTGAGGCTCAGCAGCTTACGGCTGAAGAGCAGGTTGAGAAGTGGGTAGACGGGAAGAAAAAAATCGTCTGGGACAGTAAAAAACGACGAAATGAGGCGCTTGACTGTTTTGTCTACGCGCTTGCAGCTCTGCGGATAAGTATCTCCCGCTGGCAGCTGGATCTGGATTCTCTTCTGGCCAGCTTACTGGAAGAAGACACTGGCCGTAAAAATAACAAATCTCTGGCTGATTATGCCAGGGCATTAGCGGGAGATGAATAATGGCAACACAGGCTGAACTGGATGCCGCGCGCGCAGCGTTACATGACCTGATGATGGGGAAACGGGTTGCGACGGTACAGAAAGACGGTCGAAAGGTGGAATTTACGGCGACCTCAGTCAGCGATATGAAAAAGTACATCGCCGATCTTGAGTCACAGGTCGGTACCACTTCACGACGCCGCGGGCCGGCAAGGTTCTACGCATGAAAATTCCTTCTTTAGTTGGCCCTGACGGGAAAACCTCCCTGAGGGAATATGCAGGCTATCACGCCGGTGGCGGCGGATTCGGTGGACAGCTAAATGCTTGGAATCCTCAGAGTGAAAGTGCCGACGCCGCACTTCTGCCGAACTTCTCACGGGGGAATGCCCGTGCTGATGATCTGGTCCGAAACAATGGTTATGCGGCAAACGCCGTGCAGTTGCACCAGGATCACATCGTCGGGTCTTTTTTCAGACTGAGTTACTGCCCGAGCTGGCGATATCTCGGCATTAAAGAAGAGGAAAGCCGAGCGTTTGCCAGGGAGGTGGAGGCCGCCTGGTATGAATATGCGGAGGATGACTTTTGCGGGATTGATGCCGAGCGCAAGCGAACCTTTACCATGATGATCCGCGAAGGTGTCGCGACGCACGCTTTTAACGGCGAGCTGTGCGTACAGCCCACCTGGGACAGTGATTCATCGCGACTTTTTCGCACGCAATTTAAAATGGTTAGTCCAAAACGCGTGAGTAATCCCGGTAATACAGGTGACACGCGTAACTGTCGCGCGGGCGTCAAAATCAGTGATAGCGGCGCAGCGCTGGGGTACTACGTCAGCGAAGACAGCTATCCTGGCTGGATGTCGCAAAAATGGACCTATATACCACGGGAACTGCCGGGCGGAAGGCCATCATTCATCCATATTTTTGAACCGCTTGAGGATGGACAGACCCGCGGCGCAAACGTGTTTTACAGCGTGATGGAGCAGATGAAAATGCTCGACACCCTGCAAAATACCCAGCTCCAGAGCGCGATAGTGAAGGCCATGTATGCGGCCACCATCGAAAGTGAGCTTGATACCGATACGGCGATGGACTTTATCCTCGGTGCGGATAGCAAGCAGCAAAATAAGTTGACGGGCTGGCTTGGCGAAATGGCATCTTATTATGCTGCGGCGCCGGTTCGCCTCGGTGGCGCGAAAGTGCCTCATCTTTTGCCGGGCGATTCACTGAACCTTCAGTCAGCGCAGGATACCGATAACGGTTATTCCACCTTTGAACAATCCCTTCTGCGCTATATCTCGGCTGGTCTTGGTGTGTCGTATGAGCAACTTTCCCGCAACTACTCTCAGATGAGCTATTCGACAGCGCGTGCCAGCGCCAATGAATCCTGGGCGTTCTTTATGGGGCGTCGGAAGTTTGTCGCGGCCCGGCAGGCCTGTCAGATGTTCGTCTGCTGGCTCGAAGAGGCGATTGCGCGCCGGGTTGTCACGCTCCCGTCCAAAGCCAGGTTTAGCTTCCAGGAGGCGAGAACCGCATGGGGTAACGCCAACTGGATTGGCTCGGGGCGCATGGCTATTGATGGGCTGAAGGAGGTGCAGGAGGCCGTAATGCTGATCGAGGCCGGTCTCAGCACATATGAGAAGGAGTGTGCCAAACGCGGAGATGACTATCAGGAAATATTTTCTCAGCAGGTACGTGAAACTATGGAGCGCCGCCAGGCGGGACTTAAACCTCCGGCATGGGCGGCTGCTGCTTTCGACGCAGGGCTGAAAAAATCAAACGAGGAGGATAAAGATGACGCCAGAGCTGCGTAATCTCCCGCACATTGCCAGCATGGCCTTCAATGAGCCGCTGATGCTTGAACCCGCCTACGCGCGGGTTTTCTTTTGCGCGCTGGCAGGCCAGCTGGGTATCACCCGTCTGACGGATCCCGCTTCTGGCGTCACGCTCGGTGCAGAACAAATTGCAGAGCCGCTGGCGCTGTTTGGCGATGATGAGGAAATGGGGCCCCGGCCAGCGCGGAGCTATCAGGTAACAAACGGGATCGCGGTGCTTCCCGTTTCCGGCACGCTGGTCAGCAAAACCCGGTCACTGCAGCCTTATTCCGGTATGACGGGCTATAACGGGATCATTGCCCGCCTGCAGCAGGCAATCAGCGATCCCGGCGTGGACGGTATCCTGCTGGATATGGACACGCCGGGCGGGATGGTGTCCGGGGCTTTTGACTGTGCCGATATTATTGCCCGGATGCGGGATATCAAGCCAGTCTGGGCGCTGGCGAACGATATGAACTGCAGCGCAGGGCAGCTTATTGCCAGTTCTGCATCACGACGGCTTGTCACGCAAACGGCCAGAACAGGTTCTATCGGCGTCATGATGGCGCACAGTAATTATGGCGCTGCACTGAAAACTAACGGCGTTGAGGTCACGCTGATTTACAGCGGCGATCACAAAGTCGACGGCAATCCTTACGAAAAACTACCGAAGGACGTGCGCGCGGATTTTCAGACGCGTATCGATGCCACTCGTCAGATGTTTGCCGAAAAGGTTTCCGCTTATACCGGCATGTCAGTGCAGGCCGTACTGGACACCGAAGCGGCTGTCTTCTCAGGCCAGGAGTCCGTGGATAACGGTCTGGCGGATGAACTTGTTAACAATACCGATGCGCTCGGCTTGATGCGTGAAGCACTCGACAGACGCAAAAAAACAATCACTGGAGGAACTATGCCATCACCTTCTGCAACTGCAGCGACCAATCAGCCAACTGACCAGACAGCTACACAGACTTCTGCACCAACTGAGCAGGTCACCACCGTTGACACAACAACCGCGGCTTTAAAGGCCCCGGCAGACCTCAGCGCTCAGGTTTCGGCAGCCGTAGCCGCCGAGAACGGTCGCATCATGGGTATTCTGAACTGCGAAGAGGCAAAAGGTCGCGAATCACAGGCCCGCGCGCTGGCCGAAACGCCGGGCATGACGGTCGAGAGTGCGCAGCGCATTCTGGCTGCGGCGCCGCAAAGCGCCCAGGCGCGTACCGATACGGCGCTGGATCGTCTGATGGAAACCGCACCTGGCGCTCTTTCTGCAGGGAATGTCTCTGCTGAAGTCGGCGACGATTTGTTAAACACCCCCGTATAAGAGGCTAACATGGCAATTACCGAAGTATTTACTCATCACCAGCCGCTCGGTAACAGCGATCCGGCACACACTGCGTATGCACCGGGCGAACTGACAGCATCCACCCCGGCAATGACCCCACTCATGCTCGATGCTACGTCAGGCAAGCTAACTGTGTGGGACGGCGAGAATGCAGGTGCAGCAACCGGCATTCTGGCGGTTACTGCTGACCAGAGCAGTGCAGAACTGGCATTTTATAAATCCGGTTCGTTCCGCATCGAAGATGTGCTCTGGCCATCTGCCGTTACCGACGAAAATATCAAGCGTAACGCGTTCGCCGGTACTGCGATCAGCATCGTTTAATCACCCTCAACTTTCATAAAAGCCGCATATGCGGCTTTTTTTACGGGAAAATTCTATGTCAGTGTACACAACAGCCCAGCTTCTGGCGGTCAATGAGAAGAAATTCAAGTTCGATCCGCTCTTCCTGCGCATCTTCTTTCGCGAAACTTATCCCTTCAGTACAGAAAAAGTCTACCTGTCGCAAATTCCTGGCCTGGTCAATATGGCTCTTTACGTGTCGCCGATTGTCTCCGGGAAAGTGATCCGTTCCCGCGGCGGCAGCACGTCGGAATTTACGCCTGGCTATGTGAAGCCTAAGCATGAAGTTAACCCGCTGATGACTCTTCGCCGCCTGCCTGATGAAGACCCACAAAGTCTGGCCGACCCTGCCTATCGCCGCCGCCGCATCATCCTTCAAAACATGAAAGATGAAGAGCTGGCGATTGCTCAGGTGGAAGAGAAGCAAGCAATTGAAGCTGTGCTCTATGGGAAATACACCATGAGCGGAGAAGCATTTGAGCCAGTAGAAGTCGATATGGGCCGCAGTGCCGGTAACAACATCATCCAGGCGGGTGCAGCTGCCTGGTCCTCTCGCGACAAAAAAACGTACGACCCGACCGATGATATTGAGGCGTACGCGCTCAACGCCAGCGGCACAATCAACATTATTGTGTTCGATCCGAAGGGCTGGGCATTGTTCCGCTCTTTCGACGCGGTGAAGGAAAAATTGGATACACGTCGCGGCTCTAACTCCGAACTGGAAACCGCTCTGAAAGACCTGGGTGAAGCCGTTTCTTATAAGGGCATGTACGGAGATGTGGCCATTGTCGTTTACGCAGGCCAGCTTGTTGAAAATGACGTCAAAAAGAACGCTCTGCCAGACCTGACAATGGTGCTGGGAAATACCCAGGCGCGCGGCCTGCGTACCTATGGCTGCATTCTGGATGCAGATGCCCAGCGCGAAGGCATTAATGCTTCAACGCGCTACCCGAAAAACTGGGTGCAAACGGGCGACCCGGCACGTGAGTTCACCATGATTCAGTCAGCTCCGCTGATGCTGCTGCCAGATCCTGACGCGTTCGTTTCAGTCAAGCTGGCATAACTTTCCCAAGTGGCCCTTTCGGGCCACATTTCTGGAGTATTTCCCATGACAGAAAAAGAAACCCTTATCGCCCGACTGAAAGAGCTGGGCGTAAAGCTTGATCGTGAGGTCAACGTCACAGGCACGATCCAGGAGCTTACGTTACGTATTTCTGAGCTCGAAGAGGAACTCGACGAAGACGGAGAAGAGGGAGCGGAAGCGGCCAGTAGTGCTTTTACCAGCACGTCGAGCCAGCCTGGCGCGGATAACACTTCTGGCTCGATTACCGAAAATCCTGCATCAACAGAGATCGGCGCGCTGGTGGCGGTTCACGCTGAAGGTTAACGGGCGTGAATTTTGGGTTGATCGCGTTGGTCCGGATGATTGCGGGTCCTGCCATGTTTGGCTGGGTAGTGGATCATCTCCCGGCGGTTCGCGGCGTCGTTAAGGAGCATTCATGTCGATAAAAGGTCTTGAGCAGGCGATCGCTAACCTGGATAGCCTGGACAGAAATATGGTTCCCAATGCCAGCGCATGGGCTGTGAACCGAGTTGCTGCTAATGGCGTCTCGGTTGCCGTCCGAAGGGTGGCGAAAGAAACGGTAGCCGGTGATAACCGCGTTTCGGGGATCCCCGTAAAGCTGGTCCGACAAAGGGTGCGAATCAACAAAGCCTCGGCGTCAGGGCACTCAGCGGCCCGAATTAAGGTTAACCGGGGCAATCTTCCCGCCATCAAACTCGGTGCCGCGCAGGTCAGGGCGACGAATCGAAAGGGCCCGCTGGTTCGAAAAAGTAGCGTGTTAAGAATTGGCCGTTATGTTTTTCGCGACGCCTTTATCCAGCGCCTGGCGAACGGCCGCTGGCACGTCATGAAGCGAATTGCAGGAAAAAGTCGTTATCCCATCGACGTGGTCAAAATTCCATTGTCCGCGCCCCTCACAACTGCTTTCGAAGCAGAAAAGAAACGCATGCTTGAAGAGGAAATGCCAAAACAACTTGGCTATGCCCTCAGGCAACAACTGAGGTTGCATCTGACACGATGAAACACACTCTCATTCGCCAGAAAATTATTGATGTGCTTGAAGAGGCAATCGGGAACGACGTCATGTTTTTTGACGGGCGTCCTGCTGTCATTGAGGAGGAGGATTTTCCTGCCGTTGCGGTCTATCTGACCGATGCGGAGTATACCGGAGAAGAACTTGATGCCGATATGTGGGCGGCAACGTTACATATTGAGGTCTTCCTGTCCTCGCAGGTACCAGATTCCGAACTGGATGAATGGATGGAAAGCCATATTTATCCTGCCCTCGCTGACGTACCCGGTCTCGATTCACTGTTAACGCTCATGGTTCCACAAGGCTTCGATTATCAGCGCGATGATGCGATGGGGTTGTGGACTTCCGCCGATATGAAATATTCAATCACTTACGAAATGTGAGGAAAACATGCCAACACCTAATCCACTCGCTCCTGTAAAAGGTGCCGGTACCACGCTCTGGCTGTACACCGGAACGGGTAACGCTTTCGCCAACCCACTCTCTGATATCGACTGGAATCGCCTGGCGAAAATCAAAGAACTCACGCCGGGCGAAATGACCGCCGAATCGTATGACGACACCTACCTCGACGACGAGGACGCCGACTGGAACGCGACCGCTCAGGGGGCAAAATCTGCTGGCGACACCTCTTTCACCCTCGCCTGGAAGCCGGGTGAAGAAGGGCAAAAAGACCTGGTCGCATGGTTTATTGATGGCTCAGTACGCTATTACAAAATCAAATACCCGAACGGTACCGTCGACGTTTTCCGCGGCTGGTGCAGCAGCCTGGGTAAAGCCATCCCGGCAAAAGAGGTTATTACCCGCACAGCGAAAATCACCAACACCGGCAAGCCGGAGCTGGCTGAAGAAAGCGGGAGCCCGAATATCCCCGTCACCGGCGTCACGCTCGATAAAGCCACGGCAAGCGTGGCCGTCGGTGCAACCACAACGCTCAATGTGACGGTTAATCCTGCCAGCGCCTCTGATACCTCGTTCCGCGTGGCAACCTCCGACGGGGCAAAAGCAACGGTCACCGTTAGCGGCAACGCGATCACCGTCACCGGCGTGGCGGCAGGCACCGCTGACATTATTGTCATGACCAGCGACGGTAATTTCGTTGCGGTCTGCAAAGTCACCGTAACAGCAGCGTAAGGAAGGACGCATGTTTCTGAAAAAAGAGAAGTTCACCTGGCAAAAAGAATCACTGATCATCTTCGAGCTGTCGGCGCTTCAGCGTATTGAGTTCCTGACGTTTATGGCCGCAGAGGAAAGGGCCGTCAGTGCTGACAGCGAGGGCATCAGCGATCAGGAAATGACGGCCAGGCTGATTGGCTCAAATATTCGCTGCGGTGCGCGTTTGATCGCGATGTCTTTGTGGCATAACGATCCGGCTGGCACGGATGTGGAGACGCTTTATCAGCAGGTGCTTAGCGGCTGGCCGCCGGAGGCGATCGGTAAAGCAGAAATGGAAATAAAGCTGCTCTCCGGCATGCTCGTTCCGGTTGATGATGACAACGCTGCCGATCCAGATGGCTCAACGGAGGCCGAAAGCGCAGAAACCGTTACGGCGGAAAAGCCCTTGCCAGCGAGCTGAAGTTTGTCCTGAATCTGGCGCACGAGTTCGGGCGACCCGACTGGCGCGCCATGCTGGCTGGAATGACCTCCAGTGAGCTGGGCGACTGGCACCAGTTCTACCGGGATCATTATTTTCAGGACGCGCAGCTCGATGCGCATTTCTCAGAGCTGCTTTATTCCATCTCCACTCTTTTCTTCCGCGATCCGGAACTTACCCCCGCACATTTCAGCCTGCTTTCTCCTTCGGATAGCGTCATCAGCGATGATGAGCCGGATGATGACACGCTGATGACCGCCGCCGAGGGGATCACAGGAGGTATCCGATATGGCCCAGCAGATTAGCGATCTGGTTATTAAGCTGGATGTTGACCGCGCCACCTTCAGCGAGCAGGTCGCCCGAATCAAAGGGCAACTGACAGGAATGGCGGATGAGTCTGATAAAGTTCAGGCGCGAATGCAGCGTGCAGCGGACCGTCAGAGCGCGGCATTAAAGAGCGTGGGCGACGCTGGCGCGGCGGCTGCCGCAGATATGAAAGCCCGACAGTCTGCTGCAACGGAAGGGCTGACCAAAGACTGGCAGAACGTTTCTAAGTCCGTTGATGAAACTCACCGCCGCGTGACCGAGCTTAATCAGCGTATGCGGGAAAATGACGGACAGGCCGCAGCGCTTGCCCGCCGTCAGGATGAACTGGCGGCATCCTTTTTCCGCCAGATTGACGGCGTTCGCCAGCTCAATGGTGAAACGCAGTCGCTTGCGAACGTGCAGGCGCGCTTTCGTGCGGCAAGGGCACAGGGCAATATCACCCAGCAGGATTATCTCGCCCTGATTTCCCGCACCACGGCCAGGCAAAAAGAGCTGCAGATCGTAGAGGAAAAATCGGCCGCCGCGCGTACCCGATTCCTCAGTCAGCTGAAGCAACAGGTCGCAGAGCAAAAACTCTCCGGTACCGAGTTGCTGCGCATGAAGGCGGCGCAGGTTGGTGCAAGCGATGCGGCTGAGGTGTATATCCGCAAGCTCGAGGCTGCCAAAGTGGCCACGCACGGTCTGGGCCTGCAAAGTGCCGCAGCGCGGCAGGAACTGGGGATACTGATCGGCGAGGTCATGCGCGGTAACTTCGGTGCACTGCGCGGCTCCGGGATCACGCTGGCGAACCGGGCAGGATGGATAGACCAGCTGCTGTCGCTGCGCGGGCTTGGGATCGCCGGCATGGTTGGTGGTATTGCCGCGGCGGTTTACGGGCTGGGTAAAGCCTGGTATGACGGCAGCAAAGAGTCCGAGGAATTTAACAGGCAGCTGATCCTGACCGGGAATTACGCCGGGAAAACGTCCGGACAGCTACAGGCACTGGCGCGCTCACTGGCAGGTAATGGCATCACACAGCATGCTGCTGCAGGTGTGCTGGCGCAGGTTGTCGGAAGTGGTGCGTTTAGCGGTAATGATGTCAGCATGGTGAGCAATGTTGCTGCCAGGCTGCAGCAGGCCACCGGGCAGGCCGTCGACGAAACCATCAACCAGTTTAAACGCCTGAAGGATGATCCGGTTAATGCAGTCACAACGCTCAACGATTCGCTGCATTTTCTGACGGCCACGCAGTATGAACAGATTGCCTCTGCTCAGGCGATGGGAGATACGGAGAAAGCATCAGAGCTTGCCATGCGTGCGTATTCTGATGCGGTCATTCAGCGGGCCGGGGCGGTTGAGGAAAATCTTGGCTCCCTCGAAAAAGCCTGGAACTGGGTGAAGAATGCGGCCTCAGGCGCGTGGGATGCGATGCTGGGCATAGGGCGTAATCCTGACACCGCGATGAAGCGCCAGGACTCTTTTGCTGAATGGCAGGCAGCAGAGAAAGAGTACCGTGCTCTGTCCGGCAATCTCAAGGTTGATCCGGACTATGCCGGTAACAACGTTCTGCAAAAGGCAGATGCGGAAAGGCTGAGAAACGCGCGCCAGCAGGTAGAGCTTAAGAAGCAGGCTTACGATCTTGCCGATAAGCAATATGCCCAGGAAGGGCTGGCAGCTGCCAGGGAAAAAATGCGGACGGAACAGCAGACACAGGCCGTCCGGACCCAGCAGCAATTTAATCAGATGGTTGAATCCGGGGCGACGGCGGCAGAAAAACGTGCCCTTGCGGAGAAAAAACTCAATCAGCTTATTGCTAAAAACCGCCAGGATGCGAAAGACGGCATCGCCACGTTGTGGACTGAAAAGGACATAGCGGCAGCACGCGCCGGGATTGAAAAGCAGTGGAAGGATCCCAAAACGCCGAAAGGCAAAAGCTATTCAACGCCAGCCGGGGACAAAGCTGAAGAAAAAGCGCAGGCTGAACTTCTCACCCTTCAGGCCCAGCTTAAAACACTCGAGCAGCATACCAGCGTAAACGACGTCATAAGCAAACAGCGGCAGGATCTCTGGCAGACTGAAAATCAGTTCGCCGTTCTGCAGGAGGCGGCTGGTCGTCGTCAGCTTACGGCGCAGGAAAAATCCCTGCTTGCGCACAAGGAAGAAACGCTCGAGTACAAGCGGCAGCTGGCCGACCTGGGCGATAAGGTTGCCAGGCAGCAAAAGCTCAACCAGCTGACCGACCAGGCCGTGAAGTTTGAGCAGCAGCAAAAAGCCGCCAGGGCGGGTTTACAGGCTCAGTCTGAGGGGCTATCTACCCGCGAGGCCGGGCGACAAACCACCATGCAACGTCTCAGCGAGAGCTATTCATATAACCCTCAGGCGCAGCAAAAGGTTCTGGAAGAGCAAAGGGCGACGTTCGAGGCTGAAGATGCCCTGCGCGCTAACTGGCTGGCCGGTGCGAAACAGGGCTAGGCCGAATATCAGGATTCAGCGACAAACGTTTTCAGCTCAGTTCAGCAGATTTCGCAGGCAACGTTCAGCGGGCTGGCGGGCCAGCTTACCAGCCTGACGACAACCGGGAAGGCGAGCTTCCGGGACTTCACCAGCTCAATCCTCAAAATGATTGTGTCTGTTATCAACCAGCTGCTGGTGGCTTACACCATCCAGAGCGCAATGGGCTGGGTGAGCGGCGGGGCGAAAACGTCCTCAGCAGGTCAGTCATTCGCGGTTCCGTCGTTCCGGCCAAATGGCTTTGACGCAGGCGGCTATACCGGGCATGGCGGCAAGTATGAGCCCGCTGGGGTGGTTCATCGCGGGGAATTCGTCTTCACCAAAGAGTCAACCAGTCGCATCGGCGTGGCGAATCTATATCGCCTGATGCGCGGGTATGCCTCGGGTGGTCTGGTCGGCGGCGGGAACGCAGCCGGGGCTGGCATGGGCGGGATCAGTGTTTATGCCCCTGTGAACATCAGCCAGCAGGGGAGTGACGGGAGCATAAATCAGGCGAACGCCACGGGGACGGCGAAACAGCTGCAGGCGATTGTTCAGCAGACAATCACCGAGCGACTGAAAAAAGAAATGTCCGCAGGCGGCGTGCTTTATTCGAGGAGGACACCGTGACAGACACATTTACCTGGCGCACGCGAAAAACCGCGCAGGGCACTGAAACGGCTCGAACGCTGCAGGCCCAGTTCGGCGATGGCTACAAACAGATAGCGGGGATGGGGATCAACGACAAACAGGAAACGTGGAACCTGGACTGGACGGGCACCAGACAGGAGGCGGCTGCGCTGCGCGCTTTTCTGATGTCTCACGTTACTAAATCGTTCTGGTGGACCACGCCATGGGGTGAAAAAAAGCTGTTCAGAATGAAGGCCGATTCGTTCAGCGTTTCATTCCCTACCGGGAAAAAAGCCACGGTGGCCTTCACTTTTGAACAGGCGTTTGCGCCCTGATTTTCTCGACAAACAGTGAAAGCTGCCTCCGGGCGGCTTTTTTTATGGGGGTAATATGAGTTTTACCGGAGATATACAACAGTTTGAGCCCGGCAGCGTTATTCAGCTGATTGAGATCGACGGCACCGAATTCGGTATGGATCAGGTGCTGCGGTTTCATGCGCACAATATCCAGCAGGAGGGGTGGGCAGCCTTCGCCGCTGAGAACCTGCCCGCCATAATCTGGCAGGGCAACCAGTACGATCCTCATCCTTATGAACTGAAGGGTATGGAGTTATCAAGTACCGGGTCCCAGCCGACGCCCACGCTCTCAGTCGGGAACGTCGGGAACTATGTCACGGCGCTGTGTCTTGAATATGACGATATGGTCAGGGCTAAGGTCAAAATCCATACCACGCTTTCGAAGTATCTCGACGCCGCCAACTGGAAAAACGGTAATCCGGGTGCCAGCCCTGCCGATGAGCGCGTACAGCTCTTTTACGTCAATGCCAAAACCGCAGAGACGCGGGTACAGGTTGATTTCGAGCTGTGTTCTCCTTTCGATATTCAGAGCCTGCAGCTGCCGACACGGCAGATTACGCCTGTCTGCACCTGGTGTATGCGGGGCTGGTACCGCAGCGGGACCGGATGCGATTACAACGGTACGAAATACTTTACCAAAGACGGTATGCCGACCGATGACCCGTCAAAAGACGTTTGTGGCGGCCGCCGTCAGGACTGTCAGGATCGTCACGGTCCGGACGCGCCGCTGCCATTCGGGGGCTTTCCGGCCGCCAACCTGCAGGGGAAATGATAATGCGAGAAAAATTGCTGGATGCTATCCGTCAGCACGTCGCTGGTGAATACCCCAAAGAAGCCTGTGGCCTGATTGTTCAGTCAGGGCAGCAGCAAATCTTTATTCCCTGTCGCAACATCGCAGATAAACCGGAGGAAACATTCACGCTCTCTCCGGAAGACCAGCTTGCTGCCCGCGCGCTCGGTGAAATCATTATGGTCATTCACTCCCATCCGGATGTGGTCCGGCTGGTGCCCTCCGAGCTGGACCGCATCCAGTGTGACTGGTCGGGTATTGAGTGGGGGATCATGTCCTGGCCGGACGGTGATTTTTGTACGATTTCCCCGCGTGAAGACCGGGATTATGCCGGGCGGCAATGGTTGCTGGGTTACGCGGACTGCTGGTCGCTGATACGGGAATATTATCAGCGTGAATATGGTATTGGCCTCGGGAACTATTCGGTGCATTACGAATGGTGGGAGAGCGGCAAAGAGCGGCTCTACGATGACAACTGGGAGCGTGAGGGGTTCGTTGAGATTGACGCCGGTGCTATGCAGCCCGGGGACATCATCATGATGAGTGTGCAGGCATCGGTGACCAATCACGCCGCTGTATATCTGGGTGACAACATCATTCTTCATCATTTGTTCGGGCACCTTTCTTCGCGTACGCCGTATGGGAAATATTATCGCGACAGAGCGGTCCGGGTGGTCAGGCATAAGGACAACATGAATGCTTAAAACGCTTATTCTCGACGGTAAGATGGCTAAAAAATTCGGGGTCCGCGTTCAGTTTGATGTTGCCGATCTGCGTGAAATGCTCAGGGCAGTATGTTCGCAGGTTCCCGGCTTCAAAAAATACATGTCGGAAGCCCATATGAAGGGGATCCGTTTCGCCTTTTTCAACGGGGATAACAATATCGGGCTGGAAGAGTTCGATATGACCCGCGGTGGAAGCGTATACCGGATCGTGCCCGTTTATGAGGGGGCCAAAAACTCGGGCGTCCTGCAGATAGTTGTCGGTGCCGTTGCGCTGGTCGCTGCATTCTTTACCGCCGGTGCGAGTATGGCAGCCTGGGGGGCGGCGATGAGTGCAACAGCCATCAGCGCAACGTCAATTTTGACCGGGGTCGGGGTATCAATGATGCTGGGCGGCGTTGTCCAGATGCTCACGCCCCAGCCATCTTTCGGCGCGGGTAAATCCTCAAGCACGGATAACACGCCTAACTATGCCTTCGGGGCGCCGGTCAATACCGTCGCTATGGGGCATCCTGTCCCCCTGGCTTACGGTCTGATCGAGGCAGGGGGAGCGATAGTCAGCGCCGGTATGTACTCGAGCGATCAGCAGTAGGCCAGCGGCCATTAACTTAAAGGTGCTTCGGCACCTTTTTTTATGGGTGAAAAAATGCAGCTTCTTGAACAAGAAACCATCCTGCAGGGTGCCAAAGGGGGCGGGGGTAGCGCGCATACTCCGGTTGAGCAGCCTGACGATCTGCTGTCGGTCGCAAAATTAAAAATGCTCATTGCCGTTTCTGAGGGGGAAATACAGGGCGACCTGACCGCACAGAACATTTTTCTCAACGATACGCCGCTGGCAAACGACAGCGGGGAGTACAACTTCAGCGGCGTGAAATGGGAGTTCCGCAAGGGCACACAGGACCAGACCTATATTGCCGGGATGCCCCAGGTCGATAACGAGCTGGCGGTGGGCACAACTGTCACCACCACCGCGCCCTGGACACGCCAGTTTACCAACCTTTCCCTGGATGCCATCCGCATCAAGCTCAGCCTTCCGGTCCAGTATCTCTATAAAGATAACGGCGATATGGTGGGCACGGTTACCGAGTATGCGATCGATTTATCAACGGACGGCGGCGCCTGGAAAACGGTTGTAAACGGCAAGTTTGACGGAAAGACCACGACGGAATATCAGCGTGACCACCGTATCGATCTGCCAAAATCCACGTCCGGCTGGTCTGTCAGGGTCAGGCGTATTACGGCTGATGCCAGCGGATCAAATTCGAAACTGGTTAACGCCTTCAAGGTGTTTTCGTATGCGGAAGTCATCGACAGCAAGCTTCGTTATCCTCTGACGGCGCTACTGTATGTCGAAGTGGACAGCAGCCAGTTCAACGGCAGCGCACCGAAGGTGACCTGTAAGATAAAGGGCAAGCTGATAAAGGTTCCGGATAACTATGATCCGATAACCCGAACCTATTCTGGCTCATGGTCCGGCGGTTTCAAAATGGCCTGGTCCAATAACCCCGCCTGGATATTTTACGATCTGGTTCTGGATGAAATTTACGGCATGGGCACGCGCGTGGATGCGTCCATGGTGGATAAGTGGGCGCTGTACTCAATAGCCCAGTATTGCGACGAAATGGTTTCCGACGGTGCCGGTGGCACCGAACCGCGTTTCACCTGCAACGTTTTCATTCAGAGCCAGGAGGACGCCTGGCAGGTACTTAACGATCTCGCCGCGGTATTTCGTGGCATAACGTTCTGGGGCAACGATCAGATTTATGTCCAGGCAGACGTCCCGCAGGACGATGTTGACTGGGTTTATAACGCCTCAAACGTTATCGATGGGCTGTTTACTTATGCGGGCGGCTCATACAAGAATCGCTACAGCTCCTGCCTGGTGTCCTGGTCGGATCCGCAGAACCATTACAGCGATACCGTTGAGGGGGTCTACGATTCGGCGCTTGTAGAGCGTTATGACGTCCGGCAGACGTCCCTGACCGCAATCGGCTGCACCTCGCAAAGTGAAGCGCACCGGCGCGGTCGCTGGGTACTACTCTCCAATGCCAAAGACGGTACCGTATCATTTGGCGTGGGGCTGGATGGCTACATCCCGCTGCCTGCTGAAATTATCGGTGTCGCCGATCCTTTCCGTTCCGGCAAGGAGAACGGGGGACGCATCAGGGCGGTCAACGGCCGCCAGATTACGCTGGATCGAGAAATAGACTACGCGGCGAAAGACCGGCTGGTGGTTAACCTGCCTGACGGAAAAGCCCAGACGCGCACAATCAGCGCGGTGAGCGCAAATAAAAAAACGGTGACGGTGGCCACCGCATTTAGTCAGGTACCTGTGGCGGGTGCTGTCTGGGCAATAGACAGTGATAACCTCGCAATACAGTATTTCCGGGTCACTTCAATTGCGGCTAACGACGACAGCACAGGCGGCTTCACTATTACGGCCGTTCAGCACGATCCAAACAAATACCGTTACATCGATGACGGCGTTCGGGTCGAGTCGCCCCCGATCACCGTCACGCCGATAAGCGTCCTGTCAGTGCCGAAGAATATCGTGGTGACTGAGAGCGATCATGTTTCACAGGGCCTGACGGTAGCAAGCCTGGACGTGTCATGGGATAAGGTAGAGGGCGCAATCCGGTACGTTGCCCAGTGGCGTAAGGACAACGGGGACTGGATAAACGTTCCGGTTACCAGCGCGCAGGGTTTCTCGGTTCAGGGCATTTATTCGGGCAGCTATGACGTGCGCGTCCGGGCGCTGAATGCTCAGGATACGTCGTCACCATGGGGGTACGGTGAAACAACTTATCTCTCCGGTAAAACGGGAAAACCGGGTACTCCGCTCAACTTCCTGGCGACCGAGGATGTGGTCTGGCATATCGACCTGACCTGGAAATTTCCGGATGGCTCTGGCGACACGGCCTATACAGAGATTCAGCGCGCCACAACTGCCGACTACGCCAATCCTGAACTGCTGGTCCTGGTGCCGTACCCGGCTGCAGATTATCAGCATGGCCCCATGCCGGCCGGCGTTCGCCAGTGGTACCGCGCGCGCCTGATTGACCGTATCGGCAACGCCGGGGACTGGACCGACTGGGTCATGGGCACGTCCTCGATAGATGTCAGCGAAATAACCAATGACATTCTGGAGGAAATGAAAGAGTCGGAAACGTTCAAGGACCTGATCGAGAACGCGGTGGACAGCAATGAAAAAATTGCTGGCATGGCTGACGACATCAAACAGGCCAATGATGAACTTGAGCAGCATGCGAAGGACATCGCCAAAAACGCCCAGGACGTCGGGAAGGTTCAGACCAGCGTTAATGAGCTTTCCAGCACGGTCGGAGATGTATCGTCTTCTCTCTCGGAGCTTGAGCAGACCGTGGCGACGGCTGATACCGCGCTGGGCCAGCGAATCGACAGCATCAGTGTGTCTATGGACGGCATGACGGGCGGGGTCAAGAACTCAGCCATTGCCATTATCCAGAACGGGCTGGCGCAGGTGGCCACACGTAAAAGGCTATCCGCAACGGTCGCCGGTAACAGCGCGCAGCTGGATCGTATTGATGAGGTAATCGTTAACGAGAAGGAGGCAACGGCACGTTCGCTGCTGAGCCTGCAGACGGACGTTAACGGCAACAAAGCATCCATCAATAGCCTGAATCAGACGTTCTCTGATTACCAGCAGGCCACGGCCACGCAGATAAACGGCATAACGGCGACGGTGAACGGGCATACCTCAGCCATCACAACTAACGCTCAGGCGATAGCGAACGTAAACGGCGACCTCAGCGCGATGTATAACATCAAGGTTGGCGTCTCCAGCAACGGGCAGTATTACGCCGCGGGGATGGGGATCGGCGTTGAGAATACGCCATCCGGCATGCAGTCGCAGGTTATCTTCCTGGCTGACCGTTTTGCTGTCATGACCCAGGCAGGCGGTAATGTTACGCTCCCGTTCGTTATCCAGAATGGCCAAACCATTATCAGGGATACGGTCATCGGTGACGGGACAATCGGCAACCTTAAACTCGGTAACTATATCCAGTCCTCAACATGGGACGGAACCGGTAATGTTGGCTGGCATATCAACAAGTCGGGTTATGCCGTTTTCAATAACGTAACCGTGAGAGGAACGGTTTACGCCACGACCGGTGAGTTCACCGGGAAGGTAACTGCAACGAGTGGTTCGTTCAAAGGCACAGTGGAGGCTGATAGCTTTGTAGGGGATGTGGTTAACGCTGGCGTTGGTGTGGATAAATCCAAATTAGGGGCAGGTGGTGTAACTACCAGTCTGACCTATACGGATACAACCGGAACAAGCAAACCCAAGACTGCAATAGTGTCGGCTGTAGTGATGATATATGGCGTCTCAGCAGGCGATGCTACTGCACGGATATCTGTGACCATTGACGGCACAACAAAAGATTATCAGTGGGTAACTTGTCCAAGTAGAAACACCACCAATGCTATTGCGGCCCCGGTATTTTTTGCGAAAAGTGGAATTACAAAGCAAGTAGTCACCGCATCAATAAGTGTTAATGATATGTCGGGAGGAACAAATGCCTCAAGGAAAGATATTCTTTCACCTGTATTGCAGATAGCTCGAGGGTCGGGTTCGTTTTCTTCCTCATAAAAATAAAGCCCCTGAAGGGGCCTTATTTGCTTGCTTATTTAAAAGGAGCTTTATATTTTTGGTCCGGGAGTTTTTGGCTCTTGTAAGATGCGCCGCCTACGCATGGCTTAACATGAGAGCCATTGTCGTAAGAAGTCACACTGGACGTATTTGCATTTACGCAGGCATCAATCTGACGCTTTTGCGCGGTTCCGCCATTGCCATAACCAGGATCTGATTTTTGCCCCTGTTCAGAAGCAATAGATACAGAAGATATAGTCAAGAAAGTCACGCCAAGTAACACCGATAAATAATTCTTTTTCATTCTATATATTCCATTGGTTAGTGGGATATCCATATTTACAAATAAACTCCCATTGTTCAGATCGTTTATACGAATCAATATTCATTTATTGATCGTTTCTAGCGATCGATAAATTCATGGAGCGCAAAATGCTTTATAACACTGGCACTATCGCGATTAACGGAAATACAGCAACCGGCACCGGCACGAACTGGACGGCACCCGCCAGCCTGGTTCGCGCTGGCCAGACGATTATTGTCATGTCTAACCCGGTGCAGCTGTTCCAGATCTCATCCGTGAACAGCGCCACGTCAATGACGGTTACGCCAGCTGCTTCCCCGGCGCTGAGCGGCCAGAAGTACGGCATTCTGGTATCTGACAATATCTCGGTCGATGGCCTGGCGCAGGCCATGTCTCAGCTCATCAAAGAGTATGACGAGAATATCGGTGCGTGGGAGACATTCGCCACCACATCGGCAAATCAGAGCATCAGTGTAACCATCAACGGCACCGCCGTAACCATCCCCGGCATCGGTAAACTGGCGCAGAAAGGGAGTAACGGTGCGCTGGCTGTTGCTGACGGCGGTACCGGTGCAACGAAGGCAGAAGACGCTCGCACAAACCTCGGTTTGGGAAGTAGCGCGAC